GGCGGAATGTCGGGTTCTGTCGAAGCTGCTCAGCCTAATGGCCCAGATCAGCGCAAGGCCAAAGCGGTTGAATTTGGCCGCGAGAACGGCAACCGAGGGACGACTGAAGCGCAGCCATACATTCAGCTTGCGCAAAAACTGCAAGGCAAGAAGTTTTCCAGAAGCGTGAAGGCGGCTGTAAAGCGCGGCATAAAGGAAGCGACAAATGGCTGATGGTCTTTTACTCGCAACGCAAGTCGGCGTTCGTGCGGCATTGGCCGCGAACAGCGGCGTGACAGACATCGTTGCGGGTCGCATTTACGATGAGCCACCGCAGGACGTGGTTTTCCCATATGTTCGGTTCAACGCTATAACGCCGAACGCATTTGACACGGACACGATCGAGGGCGCAGAGGTTTCAATCAGCATCGAGGCGCACTCGCGATCTGCCTCTGGACGCGTTGAGGCCGCACAAATTGCAGAGGCGATCAAGGCAGCATTGCACCGTCAGGAGGCGTCGGTCACTGTCGCGGGGTTCACTCTGGTCGAATTGATTTACCAGACGTTTTCGGTTACAAGGGATGCAGAAGGTCGTGGTTTCACAGCAGTCATATTGCTGCAAGCCATGATTGAAGCTGATGCCTAAACGCGCCTTGGGCAAGCGCAGAACAAATGGAGGCCATCATGGCTAAACAACTTGGACGTGCCTTGCTGGTCAAAATTGGCGATGGCGACCCTAGCGAAACATTTTCAAATCTTTGCGGGTTGAACAGCAAGTCGCTGACGATCAACAATTCATCAATCGACGTGACTACGCCAGATTGCACGACCCCAGAAGGTGCGCTATTTACAGCCACGCTGGCCGGTCTGAAAAACGTGTCGATTTCTGGCAATGGTTTCTTTGAAGACAGCACAACAGAAGCCCGCATGAATACAGTGGCGATGGCAAACGACAACCAAGCAAACTTTGAAGTCGTCGTTCCAGACTTCGGGACATATGCTGGTGCGTTCCGCATCACGTCGCTGGAATTTGGTGGCGAGACAGAAGGCGGCGTGACCTACTCGCTGTCTCTTGAAAGCACTGGCGCTGTTACGTTCACGGCTGCTTAATGAGCATTGCGGCTGAAGCTCCGCGTGGTGGCGTTTCCGAGGAAATCGGGGGCGCCACTTACGTTTTTGTTCTGCGCAATCGTGAAATTGAACGGTTTGAGGACAAGCATCGCGGCATTTTCGATTTGTGGGACGGGTTCTTTGGACGCGGAACAAAGCCGACATCAACGGAGGTGCGCGACATCGTTGCCCTTGGGTTGGTCGGCGGCGGTCTGAAGGATTACGACGCCGATCGGATTTTGTCTACATGCACGCCCGCAGACATGATGCGCTTATTCCAAATCGCGCAGGCGGTTCTCGGCGTGGCGTTTATGCCAGATGCGGCAGACGAGGCCGAAGGTCAGGCTGATGTAAAAAAAAAGCAAACGGACCAAAGCCTGACAGATTGAACGTGCGCGGCATGATCGCCAACGGCATCATGATCGGCTTACATCCTGAACAAATCCGTGATATGTTGACGAAAGACACTTGGATTGTGTTTAGAGGTTGGCAGGACGCGCACGCACCCGACGACGGCGACGCTGGCATAATGGACGCGGATCAATACCGCAAACTTGTGGAGCAAGTTGATGGCAATTAGCGCAGAAACCCTCAATGTCATCTTGAAGGCCAGAGACAAAGACTTTGCGCGTCAGATGAAACAAAACGAGGCGCGTGTCGCTCGGTTTTCTAAAAAGTCTAATTCTCGACTGAAAAGCACAACGGCGCACTTTTCAAAACTAGGCAGCGCGGCTGCTTCGTTTTTGCCTGCGCTGGGCGCGGCGGCTATGGTGTCGGCGGTCAAAAATGTTGTGAGCAAGTTGGACGACATCGGCAAGACTGCTGACCGTATCGGGATCACGACGGACGCGCTGCAAGAGTTGCGTGCGGTGGCTGAGAGTGCTGGCGTCGAGCAAAGCGCCTTAGACAACAGCATCGAAAAGCTGGGCAAGGGCTTGGCCGAGGCGGCGATGGGGATCGGCACTGCAAAATATGCGCTGGATGAGTTGGGACTTTCTGCAAACGATTTGATGGGTCTGGGCCTCGACGGTGCGCTTGCAAAGATCGCCGACGAAATAAACAAAGTTCCAGACCCAATGCAGAAGACCGCGCTTGCGACGCAGCTATTCGGTCGCAGCGGCGCTCCGATGCTGAACCTGTTGCGCGAGGGCGCGGCGGGCATGGCCAAAATGCGTCAAGAGGCCCGCGAACTTGGCATTGTTATTGATGAAGACTTGATCCGCAACGCGGAAGAAGCGCAAACCCAGCTTGATCTTATGTCGCGTGTGATTAACGCGGAGCTGTCGTCAGCCTTAATCAGCCTTGCCCCATTGCTGGTCTCTACCGCAACAGGCGTGGCGTCGCTAAGTAGGGCGGCGCGTGATTTCTTTAGTATTCAATTTGAGTTGCCTGAGCTTCTAGATGCTGATGGCGTAAGGGCGCTCGCTGCTGAGATGGGCGGGCTGACTAATGAGCTTGCCGCCGTGGAGCAGGCGCGCGCCGCGTTGGCTAGCAGCAAAGCAGCTTTTGGCGATGACAGCACGCAAGCGGTCGGATGGGCTAAAGACCTTACAGCCGCGGAGGCAAATCTTGCGGCGGCTATTGCCGAGAGGAAGGCGCAGCAAGGCGCAGCGCAAAGGCTGGCCGCGGGGATTACTGATATTTCCGCACAAAACAATGCTTTGCGAGAGCAGGCGAGATTAAACGCGCTGTCTGCATCTGAGAGGGAACGCGAGGCCATATCGGCGCGTCGAATGGCACTCGAACAATCCCTGCTAAATGACTTGATCGCAAGCGGCATCGCTGCGCAGGATGAGACATATCAGGGCATCGTCCGGCTTGCGGATGGATATGAAGCCGCAGAAATCGCAGCGAGTAGAGTCCTAAACCCTGTCAAAGCTGTTGCGGCAGCGGGCGCAGGTGCTGCGGCATCAATCGAAAGCATAAACGACGCCGTGCAGGAGCTTTCTCCTATGCTGTCGCGGCTCGGTATGGATGCCGAGGCGCTTGACGGCATCATGCAGACAGTCGAGGGCAGCATGGAAAGCGCGTTCATGTCAATGATTGATGGGACGTCGAGCGCATCTGACGCGTTCAAATCAATGGCGGCTGAAATTATCAAAGAACTCTACCGCGTTCTGGTGGTCAAGCAGATCACCGGATTTGTCACAGATGCAATAGGTTTGGCAACGGGACAAACTGGATTCTTCGATGGGCTTGCGGGTGCGCCGGTTGGCCGTGCCTCCGGCGGCTCAGTGATGGGCGGACAGGGCTACATGGTTGGGGAACAGGGGCCAGAGCCATTCATCCCCGCACAGAACGGACGCATCTTGTCTGTGGCGCAGTCGCAAGCGGCTATATCTGGCGGCGGAGGTGGCGTGACAGTCATCCAAAACAATACGTTCGGCAACGGCGTCAACCGTGCTGAAATCAATGCCATGATGCCGAAGATGGTCGAGGCGTCTAAGGCCGCAGTGCTGGACGCAAAGCGACGTGGCGGATCATATGGGAGTGCCTTCTGATGGCTATAAACTATCCACTGGCATTCCCGACCCACACGTCGGTTAGATCAGTTGAATTGAGAACAACAAACGCGGTGGCATATTCCAGATCACCGTTTACGTTTGCAGGTCAGGCGCACGTATATAGCGGGCAGATGTGGCAGATCGACGCCATCTTGCCGCCCATGCGACGGACTGACGCCGAGCGATGGGTCGCGTGGCTTGTCAGCCTGCGAGGGCAGCGCGGAACATTTTTGATGGGCGACCCTACAAGCTGTGCGCCCCGCAGCGACAGCGCGCCGACATCCGCCACAATCACCGGAACGGCTGGAAGCTCCAGCGTCACGGTCGCAATGACAGGAACGCTGTTGGCGGGCGACATGATCCAAATCTCAACTGGCTCGGATGCAACCTTGCACAAGGTTCTTATTGACAAGACAGACGGCGGCACGCTGGAGATATGGCCTGCGCTGCGCAAGGATCGGTCAGCCGTTGCTGTTGATTTGACGGACGCTAAGGGATTGTTTAGGCTTGCGTCGAATGAGATATCATATTCCGTGAACGAAATGTCGATCTATGGAGTAAGTTTCAGCGCCGTGGAGGCAGTATGAGCCGCAGTGTCCCATCCGATATTCTGACCGCGCTTTCGCAGCCGGAGGTCTTCCCGTTCTACGCTGTCGAGTTTGACTTTGACACAGAGCCCCTCCGGTTCTGGACCGGATACGGCGACAGAACGATTGAAACGAACACCTACACCGGCACGGGCAGTCTTATGTCAATCGGCGGGCTCGAAGAGGTGGCAGACATGTCGGCTAAGTCGGCAACGATCACGCTGAGCGGCATCCCTCCAAGTCTTGTCAGCCTCGCGTTGACCGAGCCGTACCAGAACCGCGCCTGCCGTATTCTGTTTGGCGTTGACGGGTCGTCTACCGTTGTTGAAGTGTTCGCCGGTACGATGGACACAATGAACATCGAGGACAGTGGCGAAACATCGACGATCAGCCTCAAGGTCGAAAGCAAGTGGGTCCGGCTAGACCGAGTGAACATGCGGCGTTACACTAGCGAGAGCCAGAAATCACGGCACTCCGGCGATACGTTCTTTGATTGGGTTGCCGACCTGCAAGATCGGGAAGTCGTATGGGGCCGCAAGCAAGCCTAGCAGAATACATCCGAGACGTTGATGGACGAGCATTCGAATGGGGCGTGCATGACTGCCTGACGTTCACGAACGGCGCGTTTGTTGCGATGTATGGCAAGGGCTGGGCGGACGATTGGCTGGGCCGTTACATGATCGACGGCAGGGTCATGCGCCGTCGCGAGTTGATCGCAGAGTTTGGCTGGAGTAAAGTCGAGCCAGCCATAGACACAAAACTCAAGCGCGCTGGCCGATACCCGCCGCGTGGCGCGTTGGTGACAAGCAAGCACGCGCAGCGGTGGATCACAGGTGTCGCCTTTGGGATATGCACAGGGGCCAGATGCGTTTTCCTTGGCAAGGAGGATGTGATACACATGACACTAGACCTAATTGACAATGCGTGGGTGCCAGAATGAACAACCAGCCGTTTAATGTTTTACGACACACCCGTCAGTGGGAACGTGCGCCGCGAATGCCGCAGATTGTGGCGCCATACATTGCCACAACATTGGGCGTAAGCCAACGCCGGACTTCGGTGCCAGCACCCGTGGTATGCTGGTCAACTCAAGCGACCCAGCCGCCCCGCACGACTATGTTTATGGCGAGGTCCGCAAAGGCGGCGTCCGCACCTACGTCGAAAGCACGGGCGACACAAATCAATATCTTCACATGATCATTGCCGTCGCTGGGCATGAGATCGAAGAATACAGCGCGGATGAAGAAGTGACGCTTGATGGCAGCGGTTTCGTGACCGATGCCAAGTGGAACGGCAAAATACGGATCAAAAAGCACAAAGGCGACCAGACTTCTGCGGATGCCGATCTGCTTGCGGAAAGCACCGAGATCACGTCAGATTTTGTCGGCAACGGCATCGCCTACCTTTACGTGCGGCTAGAATATGATCAGGACGTTTTCTCGAACGGCATTCCGCTTTTCACAGCGCGGGTCAAGGGTCGCAAGGTTGTGGACCCGCGTGTCGACACGTCTACGCGGTCATACAGCGCCAACGCCGCGCTTTGCGTCAGGGACTACCTGACGTCGGACATCGGCCTGAA